GCACCTCTTTTAAATGCCCACACCATAAGACCACTACAGTCAAAACTCTTTGGACCATTACCACCCCATTTGTAAGGCTTGCCAAGTTGATTTTTTGCTTCTTGAATAACTTTACTTACTTTATTATTATTGTTTGTTGATGTATTAGAATTATTGTTTTGAACTTGATAAGTTAAATCTTTTAAATTCTTTTCTGCTTCTTCATTACTTCCAACTCCTGTGCCTGCACTATTAGAATTATAAGTACTTCCTGTTATTTGTTTATAAAATTTGCCCACTCCTGGTACCCAATCTTTATTAAGAGGGCTATCATAAAGAGGTGCATATTTGTCTCTAATACGCTCTAATGTTTTTCTTCCTGTATGGATATAATTTCTTGATAAATTGCTAATACCTTTTTTTATCCCTTCATCTACAGAACTAAAAGACATCCCTTTCATACCAAAGAAATTATTTTTATTTTTGCAAAGTGAAGAACTTCCATTACCAGTTTCATGTATAGAAATAGCAGCCATTAAAGCTGCATTGACTTTGTAAGCATTAGAATATTTAACAAATATATTTCCTGTATTTGATAACTTATTTTTAAATACTTTATTTAATTTATTTATCATATCATTGTCTTCTTTACTTGTAGTACTTTGTGCAGGACCATTTTGTTTCTCATTTTTATTATTAGTATTTCCACTACTATATGAGCTTGAAGAATAAGAAGCAAATTCGTCTCCATCAACAAGTGTCAAGTCCATGAAGTGCAAATTATTTTCAAATGTATGTTTTACTTTCTCAACTAACATATAATTTTGCAATTCAATATCTCCTAGATTTAAAAAAACAGGTATTAAACAACCTGCTCTCACTCTAATATCACCAAGTGCATTTTTTAAACTTAATGACTTAGTTTTCTTATTATATAGTTTTAGAAGTATATCACACTTTTGTTTTATCTCTGCTTCATTCATATTTTTATCAACTGTCTCAAACATTTGAAGTATTCCCCAACTTCTCATGTGAGCTGAATCTTGAGCAATATACACATCCCTTTTTCCTGACTCCTCGTTGTCTCTTACAAGTTTGATTTTTGTATAAGTATCACTATCTATACTTGAATTATAGTCAAAGTCCTCTATGACATCATTATTCATAACAGTATCTAATTTCATTGATGCAACATTTTTTAGAGTTATTCTTCCAAAATCATCATATAAAACATACATTTCCTTTTTCTCTCTTAAAGTATCATCAAGTGCAGTTAGTATCATATCAAATAAAGTTTTATTCTCCTCTATCCTAGAGATTTTATACTTAGTGTCTTCTATGACATTGTATTTTAAATTAAAATCTTTAGCTAACATTTTTACAAGTTCACTTGCAGTTTTATTACTATATACGTAAGTATCTTTATTTTTAAAATATCTCAACTGGTCATAGGCAACTATCTTGATATGATTTTCTTTGTCTCTTTTCTTCTGAAATATATATCCATAGAATATACCTATTCCTTTATAATACAGCCTTACAGAATTTCCTTCGCAAAACTCTAATATATCATCCATAACTATTGTAAATTCTAACTTAGAAGGTGTTCCTCTTCTTTCTATCTCCCATGTGATACCATCAATGACAGCAGGTTCGTAGAAATCTTCCCAATGAGCTATTACTAACCTTACATCTCTATCATTTGCTAACACTAATTCATCAACCAAGTTTTAACACCTGCCCTTTATAAATAGTGTATTTACTTAAGTTTTTGCCCTTATTTGCCTTATCCATCATAGATTTATTTAGTTCGTATACTTTCTTATATAATGAACCATTACCAAGTTGTTTCTGACAAATTGACCAAAGGCTATCCCCTGCTTTTACTGTATATGTTTTAGTTTTAGTGTTTGTGGCATTGACTGAATCAACTCGTTTTGGCTCTATCTTTACATTAGGTCTATCAGTCTCATTTTTAGGAGGGGCAAGAACTAACTTTTTAGTTGAGTAATCTCTATATTGCTTTAACTTTATTGCAACTTTTGTATCTGAGCCATTTTCTGCATCTTCTGAAATAGCATACTCTTCAAGAGATACTTTTATATTAGTGTTAAATAGTACTTTATTACCTAATTCCCTCGATACAATAAATTGAAATGGCTTACAATCAGTTTTTAATAGTTCCAGTTTACTTAAAAAGAATTGAACATCCCTAAAAGCTCCACGATAGAATGGCAACTTATTATGTGTAAATTCTGCTTCAAAACTTATTTCAGATAATCCTTCTTTTTTTAGTATGTTTACTTCTCCAGTATTTATCAAATCAACTGTCTTGTTTTTATTTGTAACTTTGACTTCAAGCTTGGGTGGTGCGATTGGTAGTTGTACTCCATCTAGGTAAAAATCATAAGCCATTTTCTCACTCTCCTTTCTAAACTATTCCTTCGGCTGAAACAACCATGGCATCATTTAATTTTTCAGTTAAGACATTTACTATTCCATCAACATCTGCATCTTTACTTATGTTATTTGTATTGTTCATGTCAATTTTAATGTTTACTCCTGTGAATCTATTTATTGTTTCTTGCTCTGCAATATCTCTAAGATATTTTAAGTCTTCTTGACTTTTATCCATTGTTTTAGCCATTTTGGCAGTATTTCCCGCCGTGTCCTTTACATTTTTTCCTAAATCTCCACCAAATCCTCCAAGATTATTAAGTGGATTGTCTTTATCCCACAAATCTTTTAATCCTAGCTTATCTTTTGCATCTTCTAGCATCTTATTAATGTCAAAAGTATCTTTAAATTTATCAGTTATAGCATTTTGCCATTTAGTTCCAAGTGCATTTCCTTTTTGAAATTCTGCTCCAATATCTTTATATCCCATTCTATCCAATTTTATTTTTTCTGGTGCATCTCCTACCCATTTATTTAAACTGTCAATCTGTTGTTTGATGTAACTATTATCTGCCTTAACTGGCGTAAACGTTGCCTCTCCTACTTTACCAATATTTATCCCTGGTATTTTATTTATTAGGTCAATTAACTTATTTACCCCTCTTATTGCTATATTTGCTCCATCCACAAAAGCCTTACCAAGTGCATTTCCTGCATTATTTACAGAATCATTCAATGATGCCATTTTCTCAATTATAAAAATTACACCTTTTGCAATTGCTTGTTTCATCAAATATACACACTGATTCCATCCATTCGCAATTCCTTCATTTACATCTACACATCTATTAAATAGCCATATCATTATATTTTGTATTGTTGCAACTGCTGCAAATACTGCACCTACAATCACCCCTAGAACAGTCAAAGACGTACCTGCAAATTTATTTATTGCCGCTACTACCATAAATATTACAGCTATTACTGCTATAAATCCAAGAACTATCCACACGAGCGGGCAAGCATACAACGCTGCATTTAGGCCATATTGTGCTGCTGTTGCCTGGGCTGTTACCATCGCTTCTATAGTTTGTGCAGATATTTTACCAAATAAAGCTAATTCTTGTGCTGCCAATGCTGCACAAGCTTTATATGCCCCTAAAGCATACAGGGCATTTACAAAAGATGATACTCCAGTTACAATTGCACTTGCAAGTAAAATTCCTTTATATATTGCAATAGCTGCGACAACTCCATAAACAGCAGGTGCAATAATACTCCAATTTTGAGCAAAGACATTAGCAACATTTAGTGCAGCATTAGTAATCCATCCCAATCCTTGTATTATCAGTACAGTTCCTGTTGTAATTCCTTGTACAAAATCTGAAAAAAAATCACTATTTAATATATTTTTTATAATATTTAATGTATCATAAATGTTTGAAGATATTGCAATCATAACATTCCGCATAGATACAACAATCTCACTAAAACGTACACTTTGCAAAGCTCCGCTTATCTTACTGAGAGTCTCAGAAAATATCATATAAGCATCATTTTTCATCATTGTGAGAGCTTGAGAAAAAGTGATTGGCATACTTGCAAATTTCTTTTCTATCTCATCAGAAGCTTTAAACAGTGCATTTCTTATAACATCTGCTGTTATTGCTCCGCTACTTGATAATTCCTTCAATTGGTCTTTAGTTTTTCCCATTGCATCAGCTATTTTAGTGGCTAATAAGGGTGCATTTTCCATTATGGAACGGAACTCATCACCTTGAAGTTTTCCTGCACCCATGGCTTGTGTTAATTGATACATTGCTGCACTAGCTTCATTTGCTGATGTTCCTCCAATTACAAAAGCTTTATTCATAAGTTCTGTAAACTTTATCACCTCTGCTGAACTTCCAAAAGCATCTCCTGCAAGTATTCCAAGTTTAGCAATCTGTGCTGCTGTATCTGCATAACTAGCTCTTGCACTTTGGGCTGACAAATAAATCATTTTATTAAGCTGGTCTGTTGTCTGTAAGCCATCATTCATTAGATTTAAACGTGCTTTTGTACTTGCAATTGTATCTGCTGCTTTTGTAATACTTTCTATTCCTTTTATTCCAATGTATATCCCAGCAATACTTTTTAATTTAGACACTAATAGAGAACCTGCTTCACTACCTTGCCTTATTTTATTATTAAAGTTTTCCTGTTCATTTGTATTTCTTCCAATTTTCTGTTCTATCCTTGTGAGAATACTTTCTATGTTATTCAAACTTTGTTGAGAAGCTTGTATATTACCTGCATTGAGTGGATTATTCAATCTGCCTTGCAATCTCTCTAAACTATTAATTGTTGTATTAATAGAATTAGTCATATTACGAAATGCTGGTGTCATTCCGTCGAAAATCTTTATTGAAGTTTGTATTGTAGCCATTTCCTCACTCTCCTTTCATAAATTTCCATATAAAAAAACACCTACATTAGTAAGTGTTTATTATTTATGCCCAAAACTGTTTACCACAGCTCAAACATGTAACTCTAACTTTCTTTGCTCCTAAATTTCCAGCTACTAAACCAATGCCTCCTGCTATAGTAGCCCCTGCTACAGCTTTTCCTATGCCAAAACCTTTCTTATGAGCAGACAATGAAACAGAGCCACACCTAGGGCAACGAGCAACATCATCTTCAAGTACATTAGTTTGTTTATACTCCTCTTCCCTCAATATCTCTTTTTCCTCTTCGATATTTATTTTTTCACTTAATTCTTTAAAAGCTGGATATATAATATTTTTACACTCTTTTATGTCCAGCCCTAGTAACTTCATTGCAATATCAATTGCTAAGATTTTATCTCCTTTAGTTTCTTTATAAATATTAGTCAGATTTAATTCTTTTCCATGAACATTTATAAATAAATCATCATTGTTAACTTTATCTGCTAATGTAGCTGTTCCGCAATTTGAGCAAAATTTGCCTGCACCAGTTATCTCATAACCACAATTTGAACAAAACACAACAATCACCTCACATAATACTTATTTTATAGCACTATTATACTATATACGTAAAATTTTTACATTATTATCACCTCCTTTCATAAAAAAAACACTTACTCATTTGTAAGTGTTTTTGAATTATTTTTAATTTTAAGTCCACATAGTTAATATAAAACGAGCATCATTTATCATTGCTAATCGTGCATTTGTACATTTACATACCACATAGTTAATATAAAACCGTATAGGAATGAATGCAGGTAGTGCATTTTCTAGTACATTTACATACCACATAGTTAATATAAAACGCAACCCCTAAAGACCTTCTAAAAAAATTACTCTTAGATTTACATACCACATAGTTAATATAAAACACAGGTGTATTTACCTATAGAACAACAAGAGTTACATTTACATACCACTTAGTTAATATAAAACATTCAAGAAGTAACTGTAATTGTTCATCTGTAAAATAATTTACATTCCATATAGTTAATCTAAAACCTGGTCTTAAAAACATACATGTTGCAAAAGTGAATGATGAATTTACATTCCATATAGTTAATCTAAAACGAACACTAACAAAAAAGCTAAAAGTGGTCACTATATTATTTACATTCCATATAGTTAATCTAAAACGAATGATACATTAGAATATATATTTTGTAGTGAATGATTTACATACCACTTAGTTAATATAAAACCATCCTACTTAGATACTGCACAAATAGTATCGCGAATCTTTACATACCACTTAGTTAATATAAAATTGACCAGTACGAATGCGAGGCTAGCAATGATAAACGACTTTACATACCACATTGTTAATATAAAAACCTTGAGTGACGCAGCAAAAGGGGCAAAGGATACAGCATTTACATACCACTTAGTTAATATAACTCCTACCTATATTATATCATTTTTTACTACATAAAGCACTTGAAACAGTAAAATATTCAAGTGCTTTATTTGTCTATTTATTTTTCTCTTTTTTTCCTACACTCTTCTTTCACTAAACTTACAAATCTATAAAATTCATCTGGATTTTCATTTTTCATTTTTTCAAAGATACTTCCAAGTTCTCTAATAAGTTCTATTCTATCCATATCAAGTAAATTCTCATACATTGTATTAATCCCCCTCAAAACTAAAATAAACTAAAATATATTATTTAATACAATCAAATTTACTCAATCTTATATACAACATGGAAATTCTTCTTCTCACCTGCAATCTTAGTAGGTCTATTATTCTCCTCTATCCAAGTTCTAACCTTATCTATTACACTCTTTGTATATTTATTTACAGTACCAGTCCAAGAACCATTCGTTTCCCAAACTCCTTTTACTTCATTTTCTTCTAATTTTATCTTTTTAATAATCTCACAAACAGCCAACTGTGCTGGTTTATTACTCTTAGAATATATTTTCAGTTTAGATGCTATTTGTTTTGTGTCAAAGTAATGTTCTTCTTCGTTTATCTCAATTGGTAAATCAATGCCTGCCTTTTTATATAATGTCTTAGCTGTTAATAGTTTAGATTTGTTGTCAAAGCCTGCATCATCTAGCAATTCTTTTAACATAGATGTACTGTTATAAGCTAATTGTAATTTTTCAATCTCGCTTGCTTTTTCTCTCAACTTATCTGGGTCAGCATTATTTGTTATGTATGCACCAGTTTGTCGAATGGCTGGAAGTACTTCATCACTTATCCAATCTTGAAATCTCTCAGCTTCTTCTTTTTTAGATTTAAATATTAACTTATATACTCCACTCTCTGTTAAGAACTTTTCACCTGTGTTATGCAATTTTCTAAAGTCCTTATCTAGGACATTAGAATTTTTTAATAATACAGCTTGAGTATCATTCATTTTAGATAAATGATTTCTTATTGCACTATCACTTAACTCTAAACATCTTCCACAATCATATGGATTAAATAAAACTTGCCCATTATATTCAAGTACTTCAACTTTCTTTTCTTCAAACATCATTAATTCATTTTTCATAATATTACACTCCTTAATTGAAATTTTTTAAGGAATGACGTATACTATAGTTAGTTGATGTATAGTATACGTCAATAAGGGTTGCTCAAACTTTGGTCGGTGGGAGTGACCCTTATTTTTTATTCCTTTTGTTCCAGTTCCTCGTCGATTTTTTCTTCTAGCCATTCTTTCTTAGTTAGATTCTTCTCTTCTAACACTTCATCAAATTTATCTAACTTTTCTTTGTCTAAAAGTACACTAAAACCTCTTTTATCTTTTCGACGATTTTTCATATACTCTGCTCTACTTTTAGTTGCTATTTTATTCACCTCTTTTCTGTAACTCGTTACATTAATAATAACATTGTAACGAGTTACAGTCAAGCTATTTTGGAATATTTTTCAAATAAAATTTTATTGAAGCTAGCGTCGTAAAACACTGCCTCAGCTATATCTTTTTTTCTAATTATTTTACTCAACCGACCAATTTGAGCAAAACAAAAGCACCTACCAAAAAGTAAGTGCTTTCTTTTCTTTATTTAATTTTGATGATAAATATTTAATATAATACCAGTAATATAGTTTGAGTTTTGACCATGTTCCCAAAGTGGGAATGTGCTATCATTTCAAATATTTTATATAAGCAACGAAATTCAAGCAAAAAAATACCTACTCATTTATAGATATTTTATGAATTAATAGTTCTATAATCAAGTTTTAATCATTGTTTATATAAAATTTCATATTTTTATTGAATATAAACAATATTTTATATAAACAACGAAATTTAACTTAAAAAATACCTACTTATTTCTAGATACCTTGCAAATTAATAGTTTCATAATAAAGTTTTAATCATTTGTTATAAAAATTTCATATTTTTATTGAATATAAACAATATTTTTTTATTGATTATAGTCAATATTTTATATAAACAACGTTTTATTTATAAAATATTGTGGTATAATAAAAGCAAGAAGAACTACAATCTATTTATGGTAGAGTGGAGTTCGTAATTTGAAAATTACTTAGTTTTATGGAATCTGATTTTTAAATCAAATTCCCAACCACTCTTAGTGCCAGCTTTGAGTGGTTTTTTACGTTTTTTAAGTAAATTGCTAACTAGACAAACTATTAAACTAACAGATAGCCTTTCTAGTACATTTTGTAAAAAATTATCCATACATACTCACCTCCCTTCTATACGTTGGGAGGATAATCTTTTGTATGAACTCCACTCTATAAATTGTAGATTACATCTTCTTGCTAAAAATATTATAACATATAATTATTACATATTTTACCTATTCTATATTTATTTTTTTATTTTGCTATCTTCTTCTACCCCTCTTTCTCTCTCTTTCAGCTTCTCTCATTGCTTCCTCTTCATCCTCTATCTTTATAAGTATTGAGGCGGCTGCTAACGCTCTCTCATTAACTTCTAAATTCATATATTCACTTGGCTTCCACTTTAATTTTTGAATACAATAATGAGTGATGCTAGCATCAAAATCGCCACCTCTGATTAGTTTTTTGCTTCTTCTACTTTATCCTCAAAAGATGTATCAAATCCATTGACTTCATTCACTTTTACTGTATAATTGACATACTCACCTGCTGTAAGCATTGTCTTTAATAACTGAGCTTCTCCCATCACTCCATAACTATTTTGGAGTTCGGCATCCTTTAAATCTGGAAATACTGTAGATGCTACACATAATTCAGCTACATAACTGTTATAATCAATTTCACTTGTATATTGACCTGTATGTTTACCATTGTTGCCTATAACTTTCACTCTTTTAGTGCATTTTCTTCTTAATGATTCATCTTCTTCAGATGATAAAACTTTAAGTTCCCATTCTACTGGTTTTCCATTCTCATCTACGAATCTATCACTTGCCACATATTTTACATTATCAACCTTTATTGCATTTTGACTTAAAAAAGCACTTAAATTACTCATATTATTCTAATCTCCTTTTATTTTAATTTTTTATATAAAAAATACACATCTATAATTTATAAATGTGTATTCTACTCCATTCCATTAAGTAATGAAAAGGATTCAACTAATTCCCAGTCCTCAAAAGTGAAATCCATGTCTTCATCTAAATACTCGCCATCAGCATCAAATTTAGTAATTATACCTGAGTCCATATTGCAATCTTTAAGTATTACTGTCTGTCTTCCTACAGCAGATGTAGGGTCTTCATTAGTAACTTGCATATCAAAATAAATATCCTCACCAGTTTCTTTATATCTATAAAGTAACTCTCTAAAAATAGAAGTATTATAATGAAATGTTGCACTTCCAGTATTTGTACTCCCAGTCGTCTTATTTCCCTTTGTTGTTCTTCCTAAAATTGGAACCTCACTTTTATTTTTCTCCATTTTAGCTTCTAAATCTATAGCTTGCATAAAATTATATCTTTTGCCTTCTATAGTTACAAAACACTCAGCTTTTTTTGCACTGACTGTGTCTTTAGCGTTTATTGTTTGAGCCATATTTTCACTCTCCTCCCTAACTAACTGAAACAGTCATATAAAGCTTACTCATAGCATTTATAACCTTAACAGCATCAGATACTATGACAGTTTTCTTATCATTTCCAAGCTCTACACTAACATCATCAGTTTTAAAATCTTCTATTGCCCTTATATTTTCTAATTCTTTGTGATGCTTAACAACATCATTCCAAAATGAAATACGACCAGCTTTATCATTTGGCACTTTACCAAGATATTTATCATTAAATAAAGTCGCTATGTCATTAGCAATTTGGTCTAATACTCTAACACTTTGATTACTTGAAAAGTCGTCATTTTTATCATCTGTAAATGATACAAAAGTATTTATGTCCTCTAACACATGAACTTCATCACCAACTTTATGAAATATAAATTTACCACTCTTTAGTGCTTCTTCAAGTTGTATTTGAGTATAGTTAACATCAATATCAAACTCGCCATCATACTTTTTATTAGTATTAGATTTATTTATGTCACATCCAGCTATAGCTCCAGTTACCCAATAAATCAAGCTAGATTCTACTAATCCAATATCTTTAATCTTGTTTTCTACAGACACTACACCTTCATAATCTGCATCACTTTTCTTATATAGTACTGTTTGAAACTTAGCTCCTACCTTATCCCTCATTCTCTTTGTAAATTCTACAAATAAACTTTTAATTTCTGTTGTTGTAGCCAAACATCCTAAAGCATTAAAGCTATAGCTTTCTATTTTATCCAAGAAAGCTTGGTACTCTGCTCCTGTCACAGCTTCGCCATTAGTTCCACCAGTAAATACCAGCCCTGCACTTGCTTCTAGTGTTGCATCCTTCTTCCAAGTGATATAGTCATTATCTTGTAAGTCTGTAATCACTTTAGCTATTTGAGTATCTACCTTCTTATTATCTAAAAGTGTTACAACATCAAATTTAGTGTTATCATCTATATTTGTTGTTACTATAACTTTTAAATCATTACCTCTAGTACCTGAGTACTTAGCTGTAGCAATACTGCAACTAGCTTTAACACCT